GAATCAGGAGTACAATGCACAACCCCCACTCCGAGTTCTTTAGCACCGATTGCGATTTGATCGAACCCTTTCATGTGGCGTGGATAAGGGTTTTTGTCTTTCGGTTTCTCTCCATACCGAGCATGGTAATGAGTCCTTCCATCTTCAGCTCGCTTCATGTCAAAACCCACCAGAGCGATCCGGGAAGCCCCGAGATGAACGGCTGCATTAATTGCGGATGCCCCTGAGTTATTATTCCAACAAACTGCATCCCGACGAGTGGATTCAATACCAAATTGCTTGTTACTTCTCCGAACCCTTTTGATACCGGGCCAGGCTGCTTCCGGGATCTGAGTACAGCAAGTGCATTTGAGTCCTGCAAACTGGGATAGATCGCGTTCATTTGCCTCAAACCAAGCGAAATCCCCGAACCAGACCATATCTACCGGGCCAAGACGAAACGCATGATTTACCCCTATTGTACGGTGTTTAAACAGGGAATCCAAATTCATCTCCGACACGGAAGGCCCGCCACCGATAATCACAATAGTGGAATCTGGCCATATCGGAGGGATTGATCGAATTTCAAGAGCAGTTGGCATTTCAATTACTCCCGTTTACAAGCAGTTCCAGAAACTTTATGGCATCTGCTTTTCGCATCTTCTTGTCATTCAATGGGCGATCCGGGTAATCAGGATTGACCACATCGAACCAACCTTTAATTGAGTTTGGAATGATCTCAGGAGTTCGAGCTTCTACTTGCTCAATACTCTCCAAAGGAAGCTCATCAAGGCATTCATACTGATCGAAACATTTACCAAGCGCTTTACGGGAACAAGTAACAACATCCCCTGCTTTGGCGATGATCCAGGAGCCAGCCGACCTGAATCGGTGGACTCCCAGACCTTGTTTACGCCTGAATCTTAGTAATTCCATTTTCATCTCCTCCAGATTACCAGGAATCAGTTAAGATTAATGCAGATGAACAATACCGCTGTTTCCGTACTGATCGGCACGAATCTGGGGAACCATGATTGCCATAACTTTGAAGTTATGAATCAATCCGCCTTCAGCATTCCACTCCAAAGTCTGGATTGCCATACCCTCAACTACCCGAACCACGTCAGAGGACATCTGAACAAGCAGGACGTTATCAGCAGTCAGTTTGTCCGATACTTTGACCTCGGCAATACCCTGAATCTCAAGGATACGCTGGCGAATGGTTTTGTCCGAATTCGCTTTGAAATCATCATCAAGAACAGTCTCGTACCCAACCGGGACATAAAGAACCCAAGGGCCATAATGACGGGCATCAATACTGGCCTGCTTCATCGCGCGGCAATCATCAAGGATATCTTCGCCGGTAGTACCAGAAGCATCCCAATGAGCAGCCAGGGTGACTTCATTCCGGCTTGGGTGATCCATATAACCGTAAATAGTACCACCACCGAATGAATAAGAGGAGGTACCCAAGAACAGCATAGATTCCAATTTCTCTGCTACAGTACGAGCAGCTTGTTCGGCGCTAGTAGTGTCAAGAGGATCACCGGTGGTTCGGGATGCAGCAAGAACACGAGCATTGAACGAAAAATCTTTGTGAACGATAGGGAGCGGTAAATACTTGAGGTCATAGTTCGGGCGGTCTTTCTGAGTCCGATTTACACCGTCCATGCTCATCTCAGCATCAGTCATTTCCGAAAGGTCTTCATACTCAAGGACTGTTTTACCAAGACCATTACCAATCCGGTAAACGAGATTCCGGGAATAAAGATCAGCAATACCAGTCAAACGCTGACGAGCTGCAGGAACTACTGCTTCATCAAGGTGTTTCCACTCATCCTTACGGAGAGTAGCGTTTGCGACCTGGATTGCTTTGGGCTGGCCATTGACAACCATCGTGACATACGAATAACCATCATTCCCAATCCAGGGTTTGAGTACTTCCTTGTTCATCCCGTTCGCCATAAGGCGCTGGGCTACGCTTCCAGTTGCTTTACCATTCAGCAAAAAATCAAATTCAGACATTTATTTTCTCCTTAGTATATTGGGTTAATTGCTAATTAGTAATTAAGCAATCCGAACAGCGATTCGTGGGGAAGGATCAACTGCAGACGATCCCGACATATTCACGGCCTGCATTGCATAACCAACGATATTCTCTGCGTAGATGGTTTCAGTATCAGAGGCAGAATCGATATCCGGTACATGTTTCTGAAGAGTACCATCACCGGCAGACTCAAGAGGATCACCAATAGCCACATTCTGACCGTTAGCAAGCAGGGCATTTACCCATGCCCCACGCTCATAAACCTTGTACTGCATACGAGTATTGGCGTCATAAGCAGTATCAATACCACGACCCTGGAGTTCATCTTCAATTGCAAAGGCTTTCTCAGCATTACCACCAGCAGTCGCATGAACAGCCATTTTACCAGTGCTCAGAATCTTTACCAAGTGACCGGGAGTAATAGCGGCATTTGCAATGGCCTCTTCCTGGAATCCCTGACCTTTCAGGGTGATCGTTTTTGCTACAATAGTCATATCATTTGCTCCTGTATGTTAATTTGGAATTCGGATTATTTCTTCTCAAAGAGAGAAGTGGTGTTTACATAAGGCTCTTCGGCAGTCGGTGCAGTAGAACCGGAACCACCACCAGCATTGACTGAAAAATCAATGGGGGATGCAAGAGCAGCAATGGATTCGAGTTGGGAAACTTCCATACCTTTGAGCTGATCACCGGTGAACTTATTCCGGGCGTTTGCCGTGATAGTTCCGATCAATTCGCTTTTCTTGGCTTCCAGTTGAGCAAGGCCAGCATTGAGCAAAGCAGCGATTTCCGGGGGAGCAGAAGAGACGTATTCAGCAGCAGTGTTTGCTTTCGGGGCTTTCTTCTTTGCTTCCTCTTCAGCCATTTTCTTTGCCTCTTCCTCATCCATCTGTTTCTTGGATTTGAAAGCATTGACCATCGTGGTATAGATTTTCTCCAACTGATCTTCCGACAAATTAGTCAGAAATTCATGATCTGCTTCAGTGAAAGCAGTATGCTCGTTGGAAATGATTTCGCTGACCTTTTCCGGGCAGCATGGTTTTGTGTCAGCCATTTGGTTTTCTCCTTGGGATTGGTTGTTGACTGGAACAAATTCGCGTTGCTCCCGTACCTCAATTACATCATCTAGCAGACTGATTGTTCCATCTGCGTTTCTTGTATAGCTTCGTTTGTAAAGTTTAATTCCTGCAGTGTCTTCCTTCTCGTATATCACTGAGTCCTGATAAACTTCCCTGGTATAGAAATAGGTTGATTGGGAAGGGGTGAGAGGGGAATCAGAACCAGGAATCGACAAAGATCGAATTGCTGAACGGACTTGATTCTCCATTTCGGAGAAGGAAACAGGGGCTTTCTTCAAGTCCAAGAACTCGAAAGCCATGTCTGCGAGTAAACCCAATTGCTCAGGTTCCTCGGTCAGTGTGTTCAGTTGATTGATGGCGAATGCCAGTTGGTTCATGTCTCGGTCTCCTTGTGCCCGAATATTAATTTTATTAATATTTGAAGTCAATTCATAATTATGAGATGGATCAATATTATTTTTGTTTGCTCTGATACCACATCCATCTTTCCAGGAACAAGCCCCGGTTTCTCCGGGAAGTAATGCAAGATGATCCGGGATGATTTGAGTTATTGATTGAGTGAAAGGTTCTTGATTCCATACTCCTTCAACTCCGTCTCCCTCTACCATGATTCCGGTAGAAACCTCCATCTGAGCACCACCATCAAGCGCCATAATCAATCCAGGAGACAGTAGTTCTGTTTTTGCTACTTCTAACCATGCTTCTCCTTTGAGTTTGCCCTCCTCTACTTTCGTATTGTAGATCCGACCCACTACCCAATCGGCCTCAATACTTGGATCATTTGCTCTGACATAAGTACCATTTACATTGGGGTGCTTAACCGGGACTGGCCTGCCTTCCCAGTGGAGAACGGAGTTCTGCAGGGCTTCGATTGAATAGTAAACAGGTTGGCCGTTTACGGCGTGATGAACTCCTTCTACCATCAAGACCACGGGGTAAATGGCATAGTCAATTCCCTTGATGGTCTCCCTTCTACCTACTAATGATTGATTGCTGATTATGTTTAGCATTCTTTAAAACTCCTTTTTGAACATTTCTCTTTTCGGAGAGATTCCAGGTAGATACGGGATTGCACAGCAACGACAATTTGGATGTCTTGGTATCATTGCTTTGATGACATTTATCTCGAATACTTTACCATTCAGTGGAGCACATAAAGGACAAACATTCCACCCTGCTGTTAGCCACTCTGATTGAATTATAACCCCGGCTAATCCCGCATTCTCATACTCTTGAATAGATGATAAATGATGTGCTCTAACAATCTCCGTTCGAGCCATGGTTCTAGCTCTAGTTAGCATCACTCCCACCCGTTCGTTTAGTTGACGAGCTATAATCTGCGGATTTCGGCCCTCCATAAGCCCTTGAGCTAGGATGAAAGATATTTGCTGATCCATTGCCGCTGTAATGCCTTTTAATTCACTAAATGTCCTGGTATAGAGTAACCCAACTGCATCTGCATGAACTGGCATATTGAAGGAAAGAGCTACTGTATCGACCCCAAGCTCCCCAGCTGGTATTGGAATATCTAGTCCTGCTTTCTTGAGTTCTTGTCCGGCTCGTAGAATCCCTTGTTTGTATGCTGATTCAATATAAACGTCAGTCCAAGCCCCTTCCGCTGCTACTCCAAGCCTTCCCGGTTTCCTGATTACCGTTAGGATGTGAAGTTCTTCCATTGTTTTGAGCCAGGACATAAAAGCAGAAACCTTGTCTGCTGATCGGGGGAAAGCGAATTGCTTTGGCTCTACATTTACTTTCAGGGTATGATTGCTTTCCTTCAGCCCAAACGCATCCTGAACGACGATTGCTTGGTAGATTTCCTTTTTAATGGCCCCGAACCTACGATTGACATCAGCTATCATTTTCTTGCGTAGAGTAGCCGTCCTGGTGGGGTCAATCCGAATAGCTTTCTCCTTGCTAGCATGAGCCTGAATCTTTGAATAATGGGATGAATTACAAGTACAGGATTGAATCATAACCCCACCTCAATCTGGACATGCCCCTGACAAATCTCAGCGGGGACATCTTTCATACCGGGTTGAAATCGACAAGGATGAAGGATAATAACTTTCCCCTCTTCCTCGTCAGCAAATATCACATTGCTCTGAACCATTCCGTCTAACCGGACTTGAACCGAAGGGCATCCCATCTTTTTCCAGGATCTCATATCAAGCCGCATTAAACAATATCCTCCTCATTTGTATCAACTTCAGGAAGTTCTTCATCAAGTAACTCATCTTGCCCTGTATCCAAGTCCAATCCTTCACCGGAAGCAATGATTAAATCAACCACATCCCTATCATATTCACAAACGTGCTCAAGGAATGCGTCGAAGCTCATCAGCATATCAAGACTACCTGAAGTATATTTACCAAGGGCTTCTGCTCGTTTGCTTGCTACCTCTGCTTTCTCTTTATCATTCTGGATATAGAGAGGAGGCCAGTCAATCTTGTATCCATCTTTACCGGGAGTGGGAAGAGATTTGTTCTGGATTAGTAAATCAATCAATGGCCTGAGAATAGCTCCCTCACAGAACTCTTCCCTCCTCTGTTGCAAATGATCTGCCCAATTATCTGCATCCTGAGAACTGGAAAGCTCCCCACGCTCTGATCCAAGAAGAATACGCTTTGGAATACCTGTTGCTGCTGAGATCATCTGTACTTGGATATCAACATGTGCTGTGGGGTCGATTGCTTGACCATTCAATTGCTGGACATCAATTCCCTGCAGCCGCATGTGCCGTTTGAGCTGATGGACATAATTATCAATCTCTGTGGTAACAGCAGCAGCAGATTGGGTCATATCACTGTCAGAATCAGCTTTGAACGCCATACCGGGGAAAGCCCCTTGCCAGAACATTTCCCCTGAGCCACCAACTATTTTATCAAGATCCATTAGCCGATTGAAAACCTTCTTGAGTCTCGGAGTCCCAAATACATCCGAATCAAGACAATTCTCAGCGATATGCAAGCACCGGGAATGATGAACCATAATCTGCCGGGTAGTAGTCGTGGTCTTCGTGGTAGATAAATTCATTGTCAAGCGGTAAGTCTTGGGCTTCCCGTACCGGGGGTTCTGCGTATCTTCCTCGTATGACATTATCTCAGCATTACCTTGACCGAATGGGGTAACATAGAGTAACTGAGGATTCCCGGATACCGGGTCTTTTAGTTGCTCGGTAGTAGCCCCGGCGAAACCAAGGAATAGAACTGCGTACTCACCAATACCACATAATTTATCCAGTTGGACTATCTTAGATAACAATCTTGTAGAGGTATTTAAAGCAATAAATGCTTGCTCGAACTGAGTATCCTGCTTCTCTTCCGTCTCAAGTATCTGAGGGAGCTTTGACCAGCACCCTGTTACCGGGGCTTCAATGATCCGAGTAGCGATATCCTGTCGATCATAGCGGAGAAAATAATCATCATAGGTTAATGATTTGGGATACCCTAGAGCAGTATAAATATCACGATTACCGTTAAATGATTGCCCTAACTGAGCCATATATGATTGGCGTGTAAGTAGTTCCGATGCCATGTTAGCTAGGAATCCTTGAGTGATTTCTTGTTTGTTTGGTTTTTTCATATTGTTCACGGATCTGTGCTGAAATCCCATTTTATTCCTTATTAACTTGGTTGATATCCTGTTCTGTATTGATTTCCATACCAGGATGGATTGCTGTTTGCATTACACTAATAGGGTGGATGTTGTAATCAATGAACCGCATTTGCTCTAACGATAACCCTTTCTCTAATGGTGATACGGGATGTGCTCTAAACCTTCTCAACATCTCTACACTGTACCCATACATTCCAATATGCCATATACCGTTTGGCTTTAACTCTCCTCTACTAAAGTACACTGCACTACCAATTACATCAGTAACTACTTGCACTCCTTCTACGGGTGTGTATTTATTATTTGCAACTGTTCCTAATTGACGGTTAACCATGAACTTATTGAAATCACTGATTAACTCGGGTGGAATGAATGGCATATCACCCTGGACATTGATTACTACTTCGTTTTCATCTACACCTAGTATCTCTGTTGCTTCTGCTACTCTGTCTGTTCCTGAATTACAGAACTTAGATGTCATTACCCTATATTGCTTGGGGAATAGGTTTAGAATATCCTGATGGTCACTTGCTACGTATGTTTTTATTCCTGTTTGGATGCATTGGTTAAAGACTCTCTCTACTAAGGTTATTCCGTTTATACTGATTAGAGGTTTGTTTTTTAGACGAGTGGAGCCTATTCTTGATGGGATAATTATTGTTGTCATTTTTAAAATACTCCTACTCGTTTCTTTGGGACTAATGTGTCGAATGCGTCACTTGCTGCGTCTACTTGATCGTCGTTTGCTCCGACTGGGAAGTTCTCTAATTCCTGGAAGAATGCTTCGTTCCAATCGGCTCTTAGTACTTTTACATTACCTGCTTGTACTTGGGCAGCGAATGGTTTTGCTCTGGTTTCTTTGTCCCCTGTGACTGGAAGAGCAGTTACTTGGAAACCTGCTAGCATTCTTGTTTGAGCGAACTTTTGTGATTTTCCTGCTTGGCCTGGGTCTTGGGCTAATCTGATTATTGTGTTTACTTTATCCTGGATTGCTAAGTTTTTGATTCTGCTGTTTACAAGAGGTGGTTCGCATTGAAATCTTTCCATGTGCATAACAATGTATTCGCCATCTGCTGTCATGCCCATTTTACAACCTGCAGTCCAGTCGGGTTTGTCTGATTCTTTTTTCTTTTCGGTACCTGCTTGATCCCATGCCCTGACTGTTTTAATAAGTTTAGGACAAGCGTCTATAACGGTGAAATCAGAGCGTTTAAAGTAGCTCCCAGCCGATGGCCTTATATTCCAATTTCCGTCAAGTAGGCGCGCTCTCTCTACCCTTGTTAGCGCTTGTAATGAAGCTAGGTAGGTAGGGTCTTTCTCCATCAAGATTTTATTATCTGATAGCTTGGATGGAATGAATGTGAATGACTTTGGAATACAGCCGGGGATTCTTTGTTTTAATTCATCCTGAGAATCGGCCCATAGAACTTCATCTCCCTGGATTACGAACCAGCGAATTACTCCTGATTTAGCTGGAATAGCGTAGCCATTTTCGTCTAAATACCAATCTACCCATCTCCTTACAAAGTGATCAGGATCGGGATTGCAAGTGGCTCTGATTCGTGATTTTGCGCCGCATGTCGAACGGTTACGAGAAAGCATATAATTGAATTGCTTCCAGGTAAAATGGGTCAATTCGTCAAAACCAATCAGCGGAATCTGGCTTCCTTGCCAGTCGTGTCGATTCTTCTCGTACTCCATGTGGGCAAAGGTGATCTTTGCGCCGGAAGGGAACTTGAAAAGTAAATCATTCTGGTTGGGAAGTCCTTGAATTCCTCTATAAATTGGTTCTGCAGTATCCCATAAACCGCCTTCACTCCTGATCTGTTTAGTGGTTCGGCGAAAGATAACTGCCACGAATTCCGGGTTATATATATCGTAAAGTGGTTCAAGTAATAGAGCATAGGATTTTCCCCCACCAGCCGATCCGCCAAAAAAGACAACATCAGCAGGGCATGCTAAGAAAGCCATTTGTGGGCCTTGCTGGGGCTGAATGATGTCGGGAACTTCAATCATACTAACATATCCTTTTGGGGGAGGATGATTACTGGGCCTTGTGCTACGGGGGACATTGAGCCATCTGAGGACTCTAAGTCTATGGATTGCTTATCATTCCACTGCTGATCTTTGGGTAATGTCTTGGTTCTATTCCAGAGCCAGAACTTAATTGCTGATACTTCCGGTGGAGTGTACCGGGTTACGATTTTTGATACTACCAGCTCGGTCTTTGGGGCTCCTTCTTCATCCCTTCCAACCACTTTTCTTTCGTATGTTTTTTCCTCCCAGTGACGACCTAAAGCCCTATGATATAAGGCTTTTGCAACATTGGCATCTGCCTCCTTTCGACCATCGAAAACGGCTGAGTGAAAGTTCTTGTGCTCTGCTAACCAGACACCTAATCTACCCAATGATATGTCTAAGGCGTCTGCTAACTGTTGATTTGAGCAACCGAGCAGAGAGAATTTGAAGGCTAACTGGGGATGAATCTGATCATTGTATGTCGGGATTCGACCTGTTTTAAGTTTAAGTACTTGGGATATTTCGTCTTTTTTAGCAGAAAGATGATCCTTGAGACTTCCATACTTCTTCTTTTCCGGTACTCTTTTCCGGGGCTTGGGTTGAGTAGTTCTTTTGCGGATTACCATAGAGGTTGAGCGGGTTGAGGTTGAATTGATCATCGATTATTTTGATTACAAAATAATTAGGGGATTTTTTGAAAATTAAAAGGGGGAATTTTTAGGCAAAATCAAACAGCTATGAAAATCTATAAGGATTTCAATTTGATAGAGAAGCAAAGTTTTTTTAATTTTTTTAATTTTTTTCTTTTATATTTTAGAGAAGTATATTAATATAAAAACATGAGAAGGAAATAAGCCTTCTGAACCTCAAAACCTCTTCTAAGGTATTCAAAATGCATCCACTAATCCAAAAAGTAGAAACCCTTGAAGCAGAAATTGAAAAACTCAATCAGGTAGCGACAATTGGAGTGGTTCCCAAAATAAAAAAATTAGAAGAAAAACTGGAGACCATTATGAATAAAATAGCTGTTACTCCAAAAGCAATCGAATCTTGGGAAGAGCGTTATGCAGAAACCTTTTCATGGGGAGAATAAAATGAGAGATAAAATGAGACAGATGCTATCAGATGTAGTTCTTAGAGCCTTGGATCATGGTCGGGTAGAAAATATTCATACCGTGATTGAGCAAGAAAATGATACCATTCTAAAAGCAATTCTTGCTCATCTTGCAAACGAGCTATCTGATAGTCCCGAACAAGAAAAAGAAATGATCAAAAAACTCCATCCTATCATCTGGGGCTAATCATGAGAGACTTCACTTTAAAAATGGCAATCCTAGCTTGTGGATTTATTTCCCTGTCTGCTTTCATCAGCCTGGTGGAAGCATGGCCCTGGTAAGGAAACGCAAGGGAGCAATTACCCGGCAGCGGAGCAAACGATGTCCCGTGTGCCGGGAAGTAATGGAGATCGGGGGAAGGTTCTGTGACTTTTGCCCTGGTTGTAAACTGGTTCTGAATAAATTCTCTGGGAGGAGAACAAATGTCTAATTTACCTGAGTTCAGCGATTTCACCGGAATGATTAAAAAGATTGCTTACAGGAAGTCTCAGCAGTACGGATTGGAGCAGGAAGAATTGGAAGGTCAAGCAGGATTGCTATTTGTTGAAGCTCTTTCCCGGTTTGATCATAACAAGGGGATGAAGTTCAGTACTTTCTTCCATATGATCCTGGAACATGAAATGGTTGGGTGGCAGCGTCAACCCAGTAGTTTTTCAATGAGGGATCATAACAAAAAAGTAATGTTTCAGGAAAGTGAGAATGACTGGAACGATAAGGGATGGACTGAGATTGAGTTCGGAGAATCATCTTTTGCCCCTCCCCATGTAATTGCTGAATTCAAAGATACCCTGAGAACCTTGAGCGGTGATTCCAAAGAGATCGTGAAAATGATCTTTGAAGCCCCTGAGGATATTGTTGACGGGGCAATCGGTCGGGGGAAATTCATGGCTGGAAATGTTCGGAAGAAGCTGAAAGCACAGGGGTGGAGTGATTGGAAAATCTGGAATTGCTTTACTGAAATTCGTGGTATTTTATAAATTGTAAATTAACAAGGAGGATATCATGGAACAAGAAAACGGATGGTGGGTTGATAGCAAAAACAATAAATGGAATTGTGCCTATAATACAAAAAAAGAAGCAGAAAGGAAAAGTGAAACACTCGTGGATTGTAGAGGTTGTAGTGATTGTAGTGATTGTAGTGATTGTAGTTATTGTAGTGATTGTAGTGATTGTAGTGATTGTAGTGATTGTAGAGGTTGTAGAGGTTGTAGTGATTGTAGTTATTGTAGTTATTGTAGTGATTGTAGTGATTGTAGTGATTGTAGAGGTTGTAGAGGTTGTAGAGGTTGTAGAGGTTGTAGAGGTTGTACCTCTAACCCGTTCCGGGTATTCTTCCAAAATATAGGATCACGTAACAGCGAAACTAAAGTGTACTGGGACTGCTGGGGAAATACCCAAATTATTTGTGGTTGTTTTAAGGGGACTATCCAGCAATTTGAAAAAGCTGTTATAAAAAATCACTCAGGAAATGAGCATGGAATTCGATATCTGAATCTCATTGAAAAAATTTACTTAATGATGGAGGTGTGAAATGTTTAAAGATATTGGAGAATGTCCCAAAAGTATTATCTTGTTAGCAGTCGTTTCCGTTCTTGTTTTCGTAGGAATAGGGGTATTTGTGGTGAATGAAATGGCTATATCGGTATCTACCGCGCTGACTCCGGTGATAAATCAAATAATCAAGTAATATCACACAAAATGGCATATAACCAAATCAAGGAGCTGCCGTCATGTCAAGTCATTTCGAAATCAATCCTCTGTTCTCTTCTAAAAATGGTATTCCTGCCATTGTAACCGCTGAAATCCTCCGCGAAACCCCTAGAGCACTCTACCTGTACGGGCATGGGATGGTTGAGGCTCAAACCGTGTTCAATGCCTGCTGTAAGTGTGGAAGGGAGCTTTCCCACCCTGGTTCCATAATCCTCGGAATCGGCCCGGAATGCCTCGGTTCTTGGGGGATTCGAAAGGATATCTTGAAAGCCATGTCCCCTGAGGAAGTCAAAGCGATTATTGGGAAGCAGATATTTGAACAAAAGATAAATCAATGGGTTCCTCGATCCTGTATCAAGCAGACCGTTCCGGCTGATGAAGTAATTGAAGTCCCCAGCACCCATCCCATGATCTCAACTGCTGCTAAAAAGGAAGCTGGGCCGGTTAGAAAAGCTGAATTGAATCCATCTGGAACTGTTTCAATTGTTTTTAGTTATAATGCTGAATTGGTTGATATTGTAAAATCATTTGAAGGGAGAAAATGGAACTCGGATGCAAAGATTTGGTCCGTTCCTCCTTCCGAAAAAGTGATTGCTGATCTAGTGTTTCATGGTTTTGAGATTGGGCCTAAACTGAGCAAATGGTTAGATGATACAAAGCCAATCAAGGTTGAAGCAGTCAAAAAGATTCCTGGTTTGAAAGTAGAGCCCCATCCATTCCAGTATGAAGGGATTGCAGCCATTGATGGATTTCGGGGGAAAGCCCTAATTGGCGATGATATGGGATTGGGTAAGACCCTCCAGGCCATTGGTTGGATGCAGCTTCATAAGGAAGATAGACCAGCAGTTATTGTTTGCCCTGCTTCCCTTAAAGAGATGTGGGCTGGAAAAGTAAAGGCATGGATGGGAAAGGAAACGGTTGAAGTAATTTCCGGTAGACCGGGGGTGAAAGCCAAACTAAAGAAAGCTTCCATCTACGTGATTAACTATGATATCATCGGGAACAAAATTGACATTCTTCCTCCAAAAACGGAAGGGGGAAAGAAGCGAAGAATTGAGAAACCCTATACCGGGTGGACAGATTATATTGCTGATCTTAAACCGGCGGTTATAATACTTGATGAATCGCATTATGTAAAGGACATCAAGAACTTACGCACTACTGGATGTGTCAAATTACTCAAGCAAATACCTAATGCAATCTGTCTTTCC